GAAAAGTACGGATTGAGTTTGCCTTAATCTTTTCTTCAGTTCTAAGCTCCTCTTTCAAGGAATTAGTAAACAAGCAGGTCCATTCTGGATCATGAGCCATTCGCTCCCAGTCTTGTTTTAACCATTCATCTATATCAGGATCCTCTCTAAAGAGTTCTTCCTTTGTTGGATAGTGAACGTTGAAGGGTGCTACACTAGATGTTTTCATATCTAAGTGAGTCTTAGCCTCTTCATAACCTAATATCCTTGAGTCTCTCATATACAAACCAAAATGACGCTCTGTAAACTCCCAGGCCAGATTCATGTATTTCACCATGTCGTCTGTCATTGGGAGTATATCTTTACCATATCTCATCAATTGTTTATAAGAAGCATTAGCATTGGGATGGGCTAAATCCCAGTCCGGCGGAATCACTATTCCTACCTCATCCACAAAACATTTCAATTGTGGGTCCATAATCCGTTTATTCGTATACCTTGGATTACGTTTTATTTGTCCCATGATAGCAAAGTACCGCTCATCAAGGGTAGCCTCATGTTCCTCACACACATGCGCTACTTTCGAAAAAGTTGGCGCCCCCCCCTTCTCAAGGTACTGAGAAGGGTACCGTTCCCAGAACGGCCTCTCAATTAAAGTACTTGGGAGTGGGGGCTGAACCGAAAATCCAGCCCGGTGTGAGAAACAGAATGATCAACTCCAATTGCTTGGATAAAATCGCTTGTTACTGGTTCAAAACGGCCAAAATCAATGCCGTTACCATGGGTCCAAAACCCAACGATTTTTCCGTTTACATTCAAAACGGGAGCAGTACAATCACCATTCCGCGTTGGGGCATTACACCAACCAAGCGGAGAAGCAAATCCAGGTATTGCATCGGGTTCCGCATCTTGTCCACCTCCATATCCATAGACAGTGACAATATCAGCATCTTCAAGAACTTTAAAGTCCTTCTGTTTCCATACTGATGGAACTCCCGAAACCGGGAAATATGCTATTTCCTTATTTACTTGCACAATATCCTTGGCGTTCAATTTAAAGGTATTAACATGATTTACTGCTTTATACTCAGCTGTTGAATCTTCACTCAAACAGTGTAAAACTACATACAGTCGACCACCTACATGGGTGGCCGTACACGCGTAACGATCATTGACATAAAACTTGTAGATCCCTGCAGCTAAACCAACAGGTTTATAAGCTTGCAGCTCCATCTCAGTCTTTGCTTCAAATTCCTCGCGGGCTTTCGCCTTTAGGGTGTTAGCCACATTTAAGGGGCTTCTGTATGAGCGATGCTTGGCGGCGTAAATTGCGCGGCGCAAGGCATCATCCTGTTTAAATAAAGTGTCGAAACTCTGCTTGGAAGCGACTCCTTGTGGACTGGCACTTCTACTTCGGTCCTCCCGATAGTTGCGTCCTTTCTGATCACGGCCTCGCCAATCTCGATTAGAAGGAAGGAGATCTTCATAATCTCTCTCACGATCTTCTTTTTCTCTCTCGAGTCGGTCTTGTAAGGCTTCTTCTTCGCGGTCATACTCTTGTTCACGTCTTTCTTCCCAGTCAATTCCAGCATCTGGTTCAGCTTCTGAGCCTCCAGATGGTGTAAAATATCCTTTACCAGCTATATGTTTTCTAGCTTTAGTTCGTAACGCACGAGATTTCTTACTCTGTGGTTTTGTTAAAAGATCACGATACTTTTGCGAGGTAAAATCAATACCTGC